GTAATTCATTATCTAAGCCCTGCCAGTTTTCTTTTTCTTTGGTTTCGCTGTCTTTGCTGCCTTGCGAAAAGCAGCATCTGTCGGCGCACCTTTGTCGCCGGGCGACCGCATCTTCTTACCCGAAGCACGTCTTTTGTGGATATTTGCGTATAGTCCATTGCCCATTCTTAAATTTCCTTGTCTGTAGCCAAGAAGCCATCAAGGTTTTCAGCCTTTAGGCGTCTGACGATTTCTCTGCCGTTTACATTAGGGTCGAGGATGTTGAAGCCCTCTTTGAGCCACTTCTCAGCTACTACAGCTGGAATGGAGGCAACCTTCATAAACTCGCCTTCCCGGCGGGTTGTGCTGTGGTTGCGCTGGTCTTTGAGGTCATCCAGTAGATGCTGGGGGATTTCTTGGCTTTTCTTCATGAAAAGACCATCGGAATTTGCGCCAAATTCTGTTGTTACGCCCACGAGTGTAGGCTGCTTGTCTTCTGTATTCATTGTTTCTCCTTGAAGGGGTAAAGGCGTGAGGGGCAGTGGCAAGGAGAGCAAAATCCACTGTTTGCCCCCTCACTCCTAATTGGGGCTAACGCTTATGTAAGAGCGTTAATCATGCCTGACCCTTTGGGATTCATGTGCATGAGGCCGTATTCACCGACAACAAAATGCTTCTCGCTGTCTCCGGTCTTTGCCAAGAGAGTACGAGAGAACGGACGCAATACTGCTGAACGCCACATTGATGGGTCGAGCAGGAAGGCGTGAGTTGTCATTTGGTGGCGATTGAGTACGACTTTGTACTCGCCGTAAGGTGAGACGTACAGGTCGATCACGTTGGTCAGTGTCTTCTGGGCATCGTTAAAGTTACGATAGCGACCAGAGGCTCCTGTAAAGCCAGCAACGATTTGAGCGTCAGCTGGTTTAATCATGAAGACTGAAGCGTCTCCACCTTCGTTGAACACTTTCTGACCGACACTGAGAAGCATTGCTTCTGTCAGTGCAGCTGTACCACCAGCTTCGGTTGTTGCGGCATCAATCAGCTGGTCTGCTGAAGCCATTTCACGAGCAGCTGGTGAACCACCAGCGTTACCCGCTACGGCTGCGTTTGATGCGCCAACGTAAGCAAATTCAAGGTCACGCTTGATTTCTTTCAAGGCACGACCAAGTTGGTACGCAGTTTCTTTGGCACGTCCGTATGTTGATACGGCGTCTGAGGTTTGGGAAATCTGAAATGCTTTGGTCAAGATTTGGGTATTACCCGAAATCATGGTTGTAGCAGTCAAAGTTGCCATTGTTGGGTCAGCACCCTCAATCTGTGCGTTTGACGCAGCAGCTGCAAGGGAGTCTGTCTGATACTGATAGACACGGTTGTGAACCTTCTGTGTCTCCAGCATGGAGACCATGGGGGTATCTGTAGGCGTAATGTCAGTGATAATATCACTAACGTCTTCCTTTAGACCCACTTGGTCATAGGAGGTGTAAGTAGCCATTGAATGTAAATCCTTCTATTGGCGTTGGGTTATGCTTCCCAGCGGCTCAGAAGTGCATTTGCAATGTCATCGAGGTCGTTTCCACTTGAACGCAGCTTTGCTTTCGCTTCGGCTACTTTCTGGCTCTTACGCTGCTTATCGCCCATTGGGGCTTTGCTGTTGCGTAGAACCTTCTTAGTGGTGGCTGCTTTCTTCTTCACTGTCGCTACCTGTTTTCCGGCATCGTAAAGACGTGCCTTGTTGAGGATTTTGATTACTGCCGGGTCAACGTAATTGTTGACTTCCGCTTCATCTAATCCCTGCGATACAGCGTAGGTGCGAATGTCGTTGTATAGCTTGTTATCCCAATCTGGGATGTCTTCAGCTAGAACCTTAACGCACTCTTTTGCTGCTTCTTGCAGCTGAGATTGTTGCTGTTCTTGGACATTCTTGTAGAAAGCATCGGCTTCTTCGTTAAGAAACTTGAGGTCGTTATACGCCTCTTCAGCTTCCTTTCTTAGGGCCGCAAAATCTTCGGTTTCCATAGCTTTCGCAGCAACGAGCATATCCACCTCAGAATAAGGCTTCCAACGCTCATTAGCTTTTTCCAGCATCTTTTGAAAAGCGAGATGATTTTTTCCGATGGCATCGTCCAGCACTTTGCGCTGGGTAGCCACTTGTTGAGACTTTTGGGTGATGGCAGCTTCTTGACCAGCCAATCGCTTGAGCGAACCAACAGAATGAAGCTCCGTTTTGCCGTTGACCGTAACTTCGACTTGAGCGTCATCAGACACTCTTTCAGCTTCCTCATCGTCAGCTTCATCTTCGTCTTCAGTCTCTTCAGCATCTTCGTCATCTTGTTCTGTTTCATCCTCATCTGGATTGTCTGTTTCTTCTGCATCAATCTCTTCGATGTCTGCTGTCTCTTCGGTGACATCTTGAGTTTCTTCCGTCTCTGGTTCTTCGGATGGCTGTGTATCAGCGTCCTTTTGTTCCCAACGCGAAAGGATTGCATCAGCAGCTTCGTCAACTGACAAAGCGACTGGTGCGTCTACTGAGGTAGTTTGTTGCACGTCTTCCATTGATGGTGCCTATTCCTCTTGATTGTTGTTATCGTTAGCAGCGACCTTGGCTTGGATTTCATCGCGTACACTGACACGCTGTTGTAGTGTCGATACGATGTCTACCAAGGCTCTGTAGTGGGCGTAGGAGCGTTCCCTAGCGTCTTTATCCTCTGGTTTAGAGTTACAGAACGCTTGGAAACTGCTGTCTACTAGCTGGTTCACAGTCAGGTTAAAGGCGTCAGTCTTCAGTAAGACATCAGCCTCATCGCCTAATCTGCAAAGTTGCTCTTCTTTTTGTTGGTCTTGCATTGGTTCTCCTTATCCGGTTGGACTTGCTATTCCCCGGACATCTGTTGTGTTCTTGCGCAGGATTTCTAGTTCACCTTCGTCAATACGAACCTTGTGTTGGAACTGTGCTTCCTTCAAATCTTGGTTGTCAGACTGAAGGGCATGAGATGCCTGTGCTTTCATTTGGTCTGTTTCAATCTTCGCTTGTGCTTGCATCATATCCAGCTGTAGTCGCTGTTCTGCGACTGCTGTCTGACGCTCCTGCAATTCAAGCTGCTTCATAGCCATCTGTTGCTGCATTTCGGCAGCTGGGTCTGGCTGTGGTGGTGGAAGCTGTTCTGGGTTTGTTAGATAGTCTTCCACGTTGAGGATGCCTTGCTGTTCTAGGACAGCCTTAAGCATCCTGAATTTGTTTTCCATTCCGTAGAGTGGAGCAATTGTTGGGTCTTGGCTAAACAAGGCATGAACTGAGAGTAACTTCTGTGCTTCTTTCTCTTGTTCGCCATAGCCCAGACGCAATTCGACCATTACGTCACGCTTTTCATCCCAAGTGCTTGGGTTTATGCCGACATAGTTTCCAGATAGTTCGACTATCTTTTCTTGGTCTTCATTTTCGACACATAGTCTGTACGCTTCAAAGTACAGTGGGCGAACGAATTGGCTTGCGAAATTTCGAGCAATGATTTTCTGTCGCTGCTGGCTCATCGTTGCCAGCTGCTCAACCAGCTGGGCTGAGTTTTGCTGGCTTATCGCGTTTTTGTCTAAG